CTTCTCCGATTCTGGTGGGACAGGTACAACATAGCCCCCAAGATGAGACCAAAGGCTACATGGCTGGATGGAGGTGAGATAGTAGAGAGATAAGAGCTTTGTACTATCTACCCATCCCCCTATAGTCCCCCTTCCCATCCAGACAGGGAGGATGGATAAAAGGGTATTGACATTACCAGGTTACTATGATATATTCCTAACAAGGAGAGAGGTATAATGGCTACAGACCCGGAAACCCAAGATATTATGGACATCCAGCCAGACAAGGATGGCAAGTTCCCGGAGACTGTTACCTGGGAACAGTACATAGCCATCAAGGAAAATCTTACCCAGAAGGTAGCTACCCTCCAGGAGCAACTCAAGATAGCCCCGAATGCCGAGGAGCATACCCGGATAACCAAGGAGCTTGATGAGCTAAAGACCAAGCACCAGCAGACCTCCGAGGAACTCAAGAGTATCAAGGACAGGTCTATCCAGGACAAGAAGGAAGCTCTTAAGGCCAGGGGTGTCCCCGATACTGAGCTAGCTGATATGTCCGAGAAAGAGCTGGACAAGGTTCTCAAGGTTGTTGCCAGGGTGAAGCCAGGCCCAGACCTGGGTGGTGGTGGTGGAGCTAGCCCCCTCAAAGGTTCCCCAATGGACTTAGCAGTCCGGTCTTATACGAAGTAAACAGGAGGTATAACAGACAATGCCGTGGACTCTTGCAGAAATCAGTAAGCTAGAAACCGATACCCTGAGAAAGAGTGTTATTGACACACTCATCATGGAGGCCAACCTCCTGGAGCTTGTCCCCTGGGAGACCATAGGACAGCTTGCCACCACTGTAGTCCGTATCAAGGACTTGCCTAGTGTGGGCTTCAGGAAAATCAATGAGGGCTATGCAGAGAGCATAGGCCACTTTGAACAGAAGGTAGAAAACATCTCCCTGTTTGGTGGTGACATTGACACCGACATAGCCATTGCCAGGGCTAAGAACACTATTGCCGATGCCAGGGCAATCCAGCAGACCCTCAAGCTCAAGGCTGTTGCCTATGACTTCAATGATAACTTCATCAATGGAGACCCCCAGACTGACCCGGAGGAATACAAGGGACTCCTGAAGCGGGTAGATGATGTCAACAGTGATGGCTTTACCGACCAGTATGTTGACCTGGCAGATACCACAGATAAGGGTATCCTCCGAGACCAGGCAGCCCGCTTTGCCTTCCTGGACAAGCTCAATACCCTGATATATGCTATCAAGGGCCACAACCCGGACTATCTTCTGATGAACAAGAAGATGCTCCTGGCCCTTCGTTCCCTGCTACTCAGGGAGAAGCTCCTGGATACCACCAATGATATGTTTGACAGGCGGATAGACATGTACCTTGGAGCCCGCCTGGTGGACATCGGGGTAAAGGCTGACCAGACCACGGAGATAATCACCAACTCCGAGACCCTGGGTGGAGGCTCCAATGAGACTTCCATCTACGCTATCAAGTTCGGGATTGGTGAGTCCACCTGGGGTATCCAGCAGTACCCATTGGAGGTCAGAGACCTGGGTGAGTTGGAATCCAAGCCCGTGTATCGTACCAGAGTGGACTGGAATCTTGGCCTGGCTACTGTTGACCCCCGGAGCATTGGACGTCTGTATGGTATCCGGGCTGATGCAACTGCCTAAGTGAAAGTAGTAAGGAGGAAATAACATGCCTTTCGATGCTAACCTAGTTCTAGCCAATAATGACGCTGATTGGACTTTTGCCAACCTTGTCACCAGCGATTATGGCACTCCAACCAGCACTACCCGGAATACTGGAGGCTTTGCGGTCATTGACCTTGGGGCAGCTAACATAGGTGCTGACCTCCGGGGCATAGCTGTAGTCCTTGTACTTACCGAGGCTGCTGCAGCCGCTGACGACGCCTTGACTGTGATTGTGGAGGAATCTTCCACAGAGGTTTTCACAGTCCCCCACGAGCTTGCCAAGTTTGACATCCTGGCAGCTACCAAGGGTGTCATCCTGGGTAGTGAGGCCCCGGCTACTGTCATACGGAGAGTCTCCCCAACCTTGCGCTATCTCCGTATAGATGCTTCCT